CCGGCGACATCGCACTGGCGGCTCTGTTGCTCGATGTTGAGATTATCGAGATGTTAAGGCAAAAGGGTATCATTAGTACTGAAGAAATGCGCCAAATATGGCGTAATACAGCGGCTAAAAATGAAGAGGGTACGAGCGTGAATAAAGCAGGTATTGCCGCTCTCTTGAAGGCGGTAGCTCCCCCCAGTGCCAATCTTTAAGTATTTTTGGCGGCAGGTGAGGTGCTCGCCTGCCGCTCATACGGTCTGAACCGCACCGCCTCGAGCCCCAGCCAGTCATTGAGCTCCATCATGCGCATCATGAGCGGATCGATTTCCGCTTGGTGAAAGACGTCCGCCGCTTTCGCCACATCACCAAACCCACCGGTATTCTGCGGCACGACGCCGAGGAGGACAGGGGGGACGCGGTGCGCCGCGAGTACATCGTCGCGGGTCGTGCCCTTCACCCCCATGAACTCATCCTTGGCGGCGGCCTCACCGACCGGGATGACCTTCACCCCGTCCTTGTCACCGCCTGGGATGTGCAGGAAGATGTTCCGGAAGTTGCCCGGGCCTTTGGACTCCGCGATCGCCGCGTCGAGATCGTCAGCATCCGCGTCCGCGAACTTCTCCTCCGACACATACAGGATGTAACCGGCGTGACTGCCATTCGCGAAATACCGGCGACGAAAAACGGTCGCCGCCTCGTTGAGGAGCCCCGACTGAAGCGCCGATAGCCATTCGGGCAGGCCATAGATTTCCTGCGCCAGGTCCTCCTCCCAAAGGTGGAAAACGGTGCCGGGCAGGAAGGTTGTTGCCTGGCGATACCCGTCGATCCAGAAATACTCATCATCCCGGCCGCGCCGCGTGTTGATCGCCGGCGCGTTGACCATCGTCATCGCCCGGCCGGCCAGATTGTTGCGCCGTTCCAGATAGGCGTTGCCCATCGCCAGGAAGTTGAGCGCGAACGCCCCGAAGTTTTTCCGATCGAGCCAGCGCGACGGCTCGAAATGGCGGACCAGCTGGTTGACCTTGTACTTCAGCGCCGAGCTATGGTGCGGCGACATGTGACGCGATCGCGCCAGCGCCTCCATCTTGATCGGCGGTTCATACCACCGGCCGTTGAATCGCGCCTCGGCATTACGCAGCAGGTCGCGTCGATCGAGGACGCCCTCCGGCTCGCCGAAGTGGAAGGCCCGTTGGCGCTGGACGGCCGGGGCGCTGGCGCCGATCGGCGGGGTCGCGGCGATCGCGGTGGTGGCCACGGGGTTCGCGCCGGCGCTGGCGATCGTCGGGGGCGTCTGATCCATTACCTCTTCCAATTCTCAGGCGTGATTTGCGATTGCCGGTGTTGACCGGGTCGAGCGGTTCGTTGTGGAGGACGTGCATGATCGCCCAGGCGAGGTCCGCGTGGCCGGTGTCGCCGGCGCGCGTGGCGACATAGGTGATCTGCTTCTGCGCGCCGGTGAGCTCGGCGCGGATCGACATGAAACTCTGCGCGATATCGAGCGCGCCGCTGTCGAACTGGATGCGGCGGCTGGAAAAGACGTTCTTCGCCTTCAGGACCATCTCGGTCTTGACCGCGACATTGTAGTCGATGCGACGCGCGGTCGGGAACGAGTTGCGAATGACCTTCCACGTCGCTGCGCCCATGCCGGTGCTATCCACGGCGATATAACCGACATTGTAGCGATCGCGGAACGCCAGCACGAACGCCGCCAGCTTCTCGAAATCGCATCCCTTCAGGCGATGCTTTTCGAGGACGCGGAATACACCGCCCGGCTTGTCGGGCGGTGCCAGCACGACCACGGCCGCCTCGTCGCCGGCTGCGCTTTCCGCCGGGTCGACACCGATATGGACCTCGCGATCGCCATAGGGGCGCAGCGCATAGGGATCGTAATCCTTCGACCAGGCGTCCCAGCTGTCGACCATCGCCCGCCGCATGAGGGCGAACGGGAACATCGACGAACTGTCGTCGACGAAATTGCACATGAACAGGTTGTCGAAGATGTCGGGCGCATAGCGCTTGCGCAGCCGTTCGACGTCGAACAGGTCGCACCCGCCGGCCTCCGCGTCCATGATCGACACGCGCTGACGCCAGATGCCGTCAGGCCCCAGGACGCCACGCCGCAGGTCCTCGTCGCTGAAGTCGAACTTGACCCGTTCCGACTTGTCTCGGCCGTCATTGTATTTCTCGCCCGACCAGGTGCGATACGCCTGGTGGGCGATCGTCGACGGCGTCGAGAAATAGGTGATGCGGTAGCGCTTTTGCGACGCCATGGCGCTGGCCACGTCGTCGATCTGGTCGAAACCATAAATCCAGAACGCTTCGTCGACATAGACGTCGCCGTGATAGCTCTGCGCGGTCCGGTAATTGGTGCCCAGGAAATAGAGCTTCGGGCTCTCGCCGTTCGGCCCCTCGACCCCGTCCAGGTCGAGGACGATGGGATCGCCTTCCAGCTTCACCCCCGTCACCGACATGACGAAATCGACGATATATTGGCGGAAGTTGTTGGCCTGCGCTCGGCTGGCTGAAATGAAGATTTGGTTGTTGCCGGTTTCCAGCATTCGGATGAATGCTTCGCGGGCAAAATAATAGGTCGCGCCGATCTGCCGACTCTTCAGGATGAAGCGCGTCGACATCGCGGTCGACGACATCAAGTCGTCCTTCGAACCGCGCCAGGCCAACTGATACGCGAACAGGCCCTGCTCGAACGCCGCTTTCAGTTCCGCGATATGGTCGGCCGTTAGATGGTTCTTGCGCGCCTTCTTCCGCTCGCCGGCGTTGCGGTTCGCGACCTTGGGATTCAGATCGCCTTCGTGGCCATCGGGCGCATTGTGCCGGCGAACCCGCGCTTGGCGCTCGAGGAGCCGGCCGAGCGCGTCCATCGACTTCAGGTCCGAACCGGTGTGATGTTCCTTCCAGATGAGCAGCTGCAGCCGCGCCTCCAGCGCCTGGTCGACGCGGTCGAGCGGTGCGGTCTCTTCCCACTTGTCGCGCGACTTCCAGCTGCGGATCGTATTGGCGTTCAGCGCCAATAGCTCCGCGATCTGCTCGCAGTCATAGCCCTGCCAATAGAACAGCTTCGCTTTGCGACGTGCGTCAAAGGTGGGGGTGGCCAGGATCATCACCGGCGACGCTAGACGCGCCCGGGGGTGCGGCGATCGCCCCGCCTGTTGTCACGCTCTGGCTTACAACATTACCGCGTTGCGATTTGGAGGCTCTCCGCGCCTGTTGCGGGCTCCGGCGCGGCCGACTGTCCCCCCTTTCCGGTCGGTCGCGCCACCCCGTTTCCGTTCGGAGCTCGCGAGACCCCCATGCCCAAGACCAAAACTTTCCGCGTCGCCGTCGAAGGTGATACCGTCGACGGCCGGATCATCGAGCGCAGCTGGCTGGTCGACGCGGCGCAGACCTACAATCGCGACACCTATGGTGCGCGGGTCAACATGGAACATATCCGCGGCATCACCGCAGACAAGCCGTTCAAGGCCTATGGCGACGTCCTGTCGCTGTCGACTGAGGAAGTCGAGCTCACGATCGCCGGCAAGAAGGTCAAGAAGCTGGCGCTGAACGCGGAGATCGAGGCGACCGACGAACTGGTCGCCATGAACACCGACAAGCAGAAGATCTATACGTCGATCGAGATCCAGCCCAACTTCGCCAACACCGGCAAGGCGTATTTGGTGGGCCTGGCCGTGACCGACAGTCCCGCCTCGCTCGGGACCGAGGTGCTGAACTTCGCGCTGAAGAACCCCGGCGCGATCCGCTCCGGCCCGCAACCGCAACAGCCGGGCAACCTGTTTTCGCTCGGGCTGGAGACCAGCTTCGAGCTCGCCAGCGGCGAGGTGGCGACGCCGCCCGCCGATAGCTCGGCCGGGCTCCTCGCTGCGGCGACGGCCTTTTTCACCAAGCTGACTAAGGGCGTAGGCGGCGAGACCGCCCCGGCCGCGCCGGTCACGCCCCCCGCGCCCACTCCCCCCGCCAATGACAACGACGCGCAGTTCGCCGCGATCGGCGAGGCCATGACGACGATGGCGGCGGCCGTGACGAAGTTCGGCGAGGAAATCCGCCGGGATATGGCCGGCATCAGCACCGAACAGGCACAGCTGAAGGCGTCGATCGAGACGACCGAGAGCCCGCGCCAGCCGCGCCGCGACCTCGCCACCGGTGGAGCCGCCGAGAGCTACAAGCGCGCCGAGTGCTGATCCGCCGTCCCGACCAACCCCGCGCCTGACCGCCCATTTTAGGACCAGCTGTCCATGAAGAACCAGACCCGCAAGCTGTACAACGGCTTCCTCGAAAACATCGCCGATCTGAACAACGTCGATGACGTGACCGTCAGCTTTGCTGTCGACCCCAGCGTCGCGCAGAAGCTGGAGACCAAGCAGCAGGAATCGAGCGCGTTCCTTGGCCGGATCAATGTGTTCCTGGTCGACGAACTGGAAGGCGAAACCGTCGGCATCGTGTCGTCGGGGCCGATCGCCAGCCGCACCGATGTCTCGACGAAGGACCGACAGACCAAGTCGGCCACCGGCGAAGTCGCGCAGCGCTATCGCTGTGAGGAAACCGACTACAATACACACATCAGCTGGGCAAAGCTCGATCAGTGGGCGAAGTTCGACGATTTCGAGGTTCGCATCCAGGGCGTCATCGTCAACCAGCAGGCGCTCGATCGCATCCGGATCGGCTTCAACGGCACCCATGTCGCGGTGGAAAGCGACCTGACCAAGTATCCGAACCTGCAGGACATGAATATCGGCTGGCTGCAGGAACTGCGCCTGAAGTCGCCGGGCCAGGTGGTCGGTTCCAAGACGGTCAAGGGCGCGTCGGACCGCGTGCCCGGCGTCACCACCGCCGAACCGATCAAGGTCGGCCCGGCGCAGGAATTCAAGAACCTCGACGCGGTCGTCGTCGACGGCGTCGAACTGCTCGATCCTTGGCACCGCGAGCGTACCGACCTGATCGTCATCGTCGGCCGCAAGCTGGTCCACGACAAGTATTTCAAGGTCATCAACCAGGCCGACAAGCCGACCGAGATGCTGGCGGCCGACGTCATCATGTCGGAAAAGCGCCTTGGCGGCCTGCCGGCGGTGCGCGTTCCGTTCTTCCCCGAGAACGCGCTGCTGATCACGACCTTCGAAAACCTGTCGATCTATGTGCAGGAGGAGTCGCGTCGGCGTCACCTCGAGGAGAACGCGCGCCGTAAGCGGATCGAAGATTTCCAGTCGTCGAATGACGATTATGTGATCGAGGATCACGGCCTGGCCGTGCTCGTCGAGAACATCACCTTCGACGATACCAAGCCCGCCTGATGAGCCCGTTTCAGCGCCACCGTGCCCGCATGATGGGCGAGATCGCAGCCGTACAGGCTGCGGACCCGGCCGTGCAGCGTCGCGGTGGCGCTGCGACGGAATATGAACTGCAGCGCGCGCGCCTGGGCGTCGATCTGCGCCGGCTGCACGAACTGCAGTCGGTCGAGCGCAAGATCGAGCTCAAGCGCCAGCTGCTCCCCGGTTATGTCGACTGGGTCGAAGGCGTCATGGCGGCCAACGTCGCCACCGAAGACGACATTCTGACCCATGTCATGATCTGGCGGCTCGACGTTGGCGACTTCGCCGGCGCGTTGCCGCTCGCCCGTTTCGTGCTTCGGCACGGACTCACCTTGCCCGAGCGCTTTAGCCGCACCGCGCCCACCCTGATCTGTGAAGAGATCGCGGATGCCGCGCTGAAGGCGCTCGGGCAGGACCAGGACTTCGATATCGCGATCCTTCGCGACGTGGAAGTCCTGGTTATCGACGAGGATATTTTCGACCAGGTCCGCGCGAAGCTGGAAAAGGCGATCGGCCTTTGCCTGGCGCGCGCGGCCGACGCGATCGAGCCGGACGCGGACGGCCCCGCCGGCGCGCGGCGCGGTGCGCAGGAACAGGCGCTGCGCCATCTGCGCCGCGCCGTCGAGCTCGACACCAACGCGGGCGTGAAAAAGCGAATCGAGAAGCTGGAGCGCGACATCCGCGCCGCGATGCCCGCCCCCTCCGCCGACGCGATCGACACGACCGCGATCGCCGATGCAGCCGTGAAGCTGCACGACGCTCTGACATCTTTGTCGGGCGTGTCCAATCCATCCGCTTCGGGGACCTGAGCATGGCGCATATGATTCTGCAGTTTTCGTTGTTTCTGGCGGCCGTTGTTCTGGCGGATGCCTTCTGCTCGGCCATGCGCGCGAAGCGGTGGCGGCCCTTCCATCAGCCGCGCGATGTTATCCACATCGAGGGCTTTGTAAGTGGGGAAGAGGAAAAGGCCGAAGCTTCGGCCGATGCTATCCGCGACTCCTACGATCGTGCCGGCATGCCGCGGCCGATCATTCTGACGGTCCCCCGGAATATCACCCTTACGCGCGATTTCGCGCGCTGACCGGCTCGCCCCCCGGCGCTCGGGGGGCGGTTCATAGTCGGGCGCTCGGCTTCGGCCGCAGAACCCGGCCCTTGATCCCCACCCCCCGTAAACCGGGGCGAGCTCCCAGGATCTAGTCCATGTCTTTCGTCGCCGCGCCACCCGCACAGGATGCCCCGCCGATCGGCGACGCCGTCGCCGGCGACGGATGGTGGCCCGCCCTGTCGATCACCACGTTCCGCGCCGCGATCGACGTCCCGACCGCCGTCAGCCCGCGTCGCGTGGCCGAGGCGCTGCTCGGCGGCTTCATCTCGGTCGACCGTGAACTCGCCGCCTGGCGCGCGGCCCAGGTGGCGGCGGGCGTAACCAGGCTGCAGGAAGTACCCGGCGACGACAATCGCAATCTCGGTGGGGAGCCGCGCTTGGTCGTGCTGTGGCGGCGCGCGGTCCATGCCTATGCCGCCGCTGATCTGGCCGAAAGCCAGAACGATATCAGCGCCACCAATGACGGCCGCGCCCGCAACGAGGAGCGCGCAGCCGGCGCCGACGAGCAGCTGCGCACCGCGACGGTGGCGATCCGTGATTTCCTCGGCCGCCGTCGATCGCGGGTGCGCCTGCAATGAGCGTCATCGTGCCCG